GGATAATCCTTTTATTGAAGGTTTTGCAGGATCCGCAGCATCCTTTATCTTACTAACACCAAAGCCTAATAATGCTAATCCTTGAGCGGCTTCTTTAGCATCTTTAGCTATACCAGGTAAAGGATAAGCAAACTTCCCCATTGAGGTAGTTGTTTTCTCTGCTTGGATACCAACCCCAAATAATACAGCATCTAAAAACTCAAATGATAAAGTCAATCCTTCTGAATCTAGGAGCCCTGAATCATCAGCCAGCACTTTATTTAACTTATCTAATGCGTTAGTAACATAAGGCATAGAATTAACCCCTATTTCTATAGCTGTTTTGTTTAATTCTACAAGGCTTTTATTTAGTTTATCCTCTACTGTTCCAGCTACTATAGTTATAGATTCATCCAACATCCCTGTGGAGTCGGTGATGTTATCTAATATCTCTCTATAAGCATCTCCTTGTACTCCAGCCGTACCAAGTACAGTAGATAAAGCCCTTACATTAGGAATTATTTGGGCTAACCCCTCATCATTACCCTCGAATAATTTTACTAAGCGTATTAAGGTATCTGCTAACCCGTTGTTATCTATCTCCATACGTAAGTCTGCAAAAGATAATCCCACTTCCTCCAAAGCCTGTCTCCCTTGATGAGACGGCTTAATTAAAGCGTTCATTATCCCCCTTAACCCTACTACTGCTTCAGATGAATCTACACCCAATCTTGTGAAGGTTGCTATCGAAGCACCTACCTCTTCAAATGATATACCTAGTTTAGAGGCCGATCCCAAAACCCTACCAAGTACAGGGGCTAATTCTGAGGCTTCCAAGTTGCCCTCTCGTACTGTGGCAACTAAAATATCTGTGGCTCTAGCTGCTGTTATATTCTCTGCTCCGTAGGCTTGTAGTACTGCTGTGGTTGTTCGGGCTATCTCTTTGGTTTCACCCAGTCCTATCCTGGAGGCTTGTGCTGCACGCTCCAAAACATCCATTGCCTCAGCTCCTCTTATACCTGCTGAAGTAACAGTAAATAATGCCTCTGATAATTCTTGTGGTGATTTTCTGGCTACTGAACTTAATTCTAATACCTCGTTTTTAAATCCTTCTACTTGTTTAGCTGAAAGCCCTACAAGAGTTTCTATTTTAGTCATTGAGGTTTCAAAGGCAATAGTCATCTTACCTATTTCCCTTACAAGTAATCCGGCCCCTAATTGGACACCTAAATTACCAGCCAACTTCCCTATTGATCTAAAGGTACGTTTGACAGATCGTTTAAACTTCCGAGCCTCTGTATCGAAATAGTTTCGAGATATACCAACCTTAAAATTTATCGACTTAACTCCCATCTATATCTTCCTTCCCAGTATTTTATCCATCCGTTCTATATCCTCCTTTGTGGGTAGTGATACATCTCGCTTTATGTTCTTTTCAAAACTGAACCTCAAATCACTCTCTTTGATGATTTTAAACTTCCCTGCATTTGCAGCATTAAGAGCAATAAATCGCGCCCTTATCCACTCTACTTGTTCATTCTCCTTGAACCCGTTTAGCTTGTTATTAAAAGATCTGGGGCTTATCCTTTCCAAATCTCTCTCAGTCATTCCCATCTGCCCCAGACCTAATACTTCTAACTCATCAAGTGTTAGTCTTTCACTTTTTTTTTATCTTCCTTCTCTTCACCCTCTGCCTTTGGAGAATTGTCCTCAATCTCTTTTGCTATTGCTAGAGCGTTGTTTGTGTCGTTAACAACATCCTCCGCAATTACATCTAATTCTAATTCTAACTCTTCACCGCTGGCATTTTCAATCATTAGCTTAACAATCTTCGGGATATGAAACAGCGTTTCACTTTTCAACCTTCCCCCATTAAGCCAACTTATCATTGGTTCATAGGCTTGATCTACATACTCAAAATTCTCTGCTTTAATAAAGTCCATGAGAACCTTGTAGCTCCATTTTAAAGGATACTTAACCCCTTTGATTGTTACACTATTCATCTATTAAGTAAATGTTGGCTTAGTCAATGGTCCGTTACCCGTTAAGTTAAATGTGTAGGTAGGTGTTTCATTAGCCGGTGAGGAAATACTAATACTATCAACAATTGCTGCTCCTGTGTAATACTCATCTCCTGTAGTGTCAGTCGTATAACGAACTGTTACAGCCGTTCCCGCTATCAAGAACCCTCCTAAATCAAGGTGTCCAAAACTATCATCAAGGGCTACTAAGCCATCTCCTGATATACTCCACTCTTTTAATCCATATAGTACTTTTTTCCATCCTGCACTATCTTTTGTTGTCACATCTCTGGGGCTTGAACTTGCGTTAACATCGCAAGACGTTGCCTGAGCTATTGCATTTCCATTCACATATATGCGAAAGTCATTGCCGCTTACAAATCCTGTTGTTGCCATTTAATTATATTTTTTTCGTTATTAAATTCTTTGTTTTTAATTCTTTTGTTTCAGATTGTTTAGCCTCTTTTTCAATATTTTCAGAAGTTTTTTCTGTATCCTTTTTAGGGTTTTCTGTAATTTTAGGGGTAAACTTATTTTCTAAATACCCACCCGCTATTAATTCATTTGCCTTAACTTGTAGTACATCTATATAAGTGCCCGCCTTAATTATTTTCCCAGGGTATATCTCCCAATCCTTTATAAGTAATTGTCCTTTTCTTTCTCTCATCTCTTTAAATGTTTTTAAATCCATTAACCGCTTGTATATTGGTTTCTTACAAGTACACCGTATTTATTACTATTAATTATAGGATAGTACCATACTCTCCCGCTTCCTGTTATTACAACCTCACTATATGATGCCTCAAATCCAGCAGCATGGGTTAGTGTCCAATAAGTACCCACATCAGGTACTACTGGTATTTGTGCAAGGTCTGAAACAACCCCGTCCTGAGTAATAAATAGAGTAACCCATTCTTCTGTTGTTGGTACTCTCCAATCACTATAAGTCTTATCTGTTGAGGCGTTGGCGTGTGTTATTGCTGTTGCTTTAGTTCCTGTTCCGTAGTTCTCCATCCACCAACCTAAACCCGTTAAGTGATCAATAAAAAATTCATCTCCAAAGGTTTCTGTACCATCTAAAGCAGTAAACCTTATTTTGTTACCTAGTGCATTATATACCTTTAAAGTCTTTGCTTTTAGTATCTCTGTTGCTTGAGCATTATCAACCTGCATTATAAATTGAGGATTGTCAGGTATAGGGTTTTCATATACTCCTAAATCCCTATGGTATCCATAATCTCCCGTTGTTGCGCTGGCTGTATTATTGAAGTTTCTTACCGGCTTATCATACATCCTTCCACTTGGAGTAATCCCTACTGCTGGCGCGCTACCAGATTGTAATATTCTAGCTATATAACTATGAACTATTACGGGTGTTTCGGCTTCTGTATCCCAAGTCTCTTCATGGTTATCGAACCATATTTTACCTACTTCTACTCCATTATTTGTACCTGCATATCCATCTAATGCTATTCTAACATATTCAGATAATTCAGTACACTCTCCATAACTTTTCCCATAGACATAAATATCAAAGCCTACTGTATCCAGCCCGCTATTTTCTCCCTTTACATTTGTGGGGTTAGTGTTTCCTATTCGATATATAAGCAGGGGGACAGTCTCTTTATAACTAGCCCTAACAGGAAATATACGTTTACCATCAGCCGCTTCATTATCTCCAACCAAAGAAATAACATCACTGTCTGTAGACAAAACATCATATAGTACTTTACCTAAATCCATACTTTCTCTTCCTTCTTTGTACTGATTGGATCAACTTAATCTCAAACGCTCTTGCAATTGCTGGCTCAGTTTCGTTTAATGCTGTTTCAAATATTTTTCTAGGTCGTCTATTCCCTTGTCCAAACCCCTCATTAACAAAATATCCATACCACCCGTCAGGTTTACCGCCTCTGTTATTGCTTCCTGTTTGAAATCCAACTTGCATATTTGGAAAGTCCTTACTTCTGCCTGCAAACATTTTAACACTATCCCTTAGGTTTCCAGAGTCAATTATATTACCATTACCATCTTCATCTCTTCTTGTGCTTATATGGGGGTAATCTCCTATTGGTGTCAATCTTTCAACTGCTCTTAACCCTCCTCCAGCTTTAATTGCACTACGCAACGAACTAAGGACAATTTTCCTGGCTGTAGTCTCATCAAATAACCTTTTAAGATCATTGAAAGCACTATCTAACCCCTCTATCCTTACATTGTGATTTACTGCAGGCATTATCTTTTTAACTCAGTTCTTAAAACCATTCCCCATTTTCTACCTAATTCTTCAATAGCTACTATTTTATAATCTTCGCTGTCGTAGGTTACTATCATATCTTCTCTAACAGTTGATAAGTATCTTATCTCCCAATTCACTATTCTTGTTGCTACTAATTGCCCTTGCTCATAACCTTCAGTTGATCCTCTCAACCCTGGGTTAATCCTTTTAGCCCAAACAGTGTCTAAAGTGGAGTAGGTTCCTGGAGTATCACCGTAACTGTCTGTCACCCTAGTCAACTCCTTAATTACTATCTGCCTGTCTAAATTTCCAACTGTGCTAGACTTTCCTCGCATCCTTTAATAGTTTTTAATGGGACTTCATAATCACAATCAATACCTCCAACCAATTCATCATAAGTCCATATATTAGTTTCTGTTTTCACATCAACTATATAGGGAAACTTCTTAGTATCGTATA